GCAGGCTCTTGCCAAGGCTGTATCTATGGGTGGCGAGTATGGCGCACAGCCAACAATCGTGTACGGAACAGTTACAGACCTCTTGCAGCGTTTCCGTCCAGTTGGTTGGAAGCACTTCGTTGGTTACTCAGTATTCCGTCAGGAAGCACTGCGTCGCATTGAATCTGCTTCAAGCATTGGTGCAAACAACGCCTAATTCCCGACAAGGAATTGCGAAAGCCCCTGCCGAAAGGTGGGGGCTTTTGCTATTCTTAAGACATGACTACCTTCAGACCACCTACAGATAACTATGTGAACTGGGCTTTACCAGGGGAGCGTGGCATCCTTGCTGTCTTAAGACCTGGACGGCGTGGACGCAATGTGTTTAAAATGAACGACGGTTCGTTCACTGAGTTTCAACCATCAGAACAAGAAGACATTGCCATCACCTACCACGGTGGTCATGTCCATACGATTGATGCCACAGAAGAAGCAGACCTTATAGCGGCTGGATACGGAGACTACATTGAAGCATAGGGAAACACATCCAGGTTTGAATGTTGAGGGTTGTTTCGGATGCCGAGTAGCGGGGGTACAGATGGGGTCTAACTCCACCACCACCAAAGGTGAAGCGGTGTCTCATATTAACCAGCGTGAAAAGAACTGGTCTAAAGATATGCCTGCCTATAAGCGTCTCCGCAAAGAAGGACTGCAACCTAAAACGATTGACGGCTGTCATGCTGTTGAACAACTGGCTACTTCACGCCACCAAATTGAAGGAACGCCAGCACCTCTTTAGTGCTACAATCTTTGCTGTATGGCTCAACCCGCTGACCAAGACCTAACTATCACTCGTGGTGATACAGAGACCCTCGTTGTGACTATCACGACTGACGGGTCTACAGCCGTTGACATCACAGGACGCACCTACGCATCTCAGATTCGCAGCCAGCAGGACTCCACCACTATTAAGGCATCATTTACTTGCACCGTTACTTCTGCTGCTACGGGTCAAGTTACCTGTGTCTTAAGTGCTACTTCTTCTGCTGCTTTGTCTGCTGGGCTTTACTTCTGGGATTTGCAAGAAAATGCTTCGGGTGTTATTTCCACTATCTTGTCAGGCAATGTCACAGTTCTTGCTGATGTAACTAGGTAACAATGGCTACGACCCTTATCACGGTTAATCGTGGCGGTTCAGGTTCAGCCACTTACCTGATTGCTGTCACTCGCACCACTGAAACTGTTGGTGCACTCGCTACGCCTGCTGTTACGGCTACCACTGTTGATGCTCTTATCACTGTTGTCACTTCTGTAAACACAGGACCACAGGGCGTGACTGGTCCTACTGGTCCTCAAGGTATTCAAGGTGTCACAGGACCCACGGGTCCAACAGGAGCACAGGGAGTTACTGGTCCAACAGGACCGACAGGACCAACAGGAGCGCAAGGTGTAACAGGACCTACTGGTCCTACAGGTGCACAGGGTATTCAAGGTGTGACTGGTCCGACAGGTGCCGCTAGTACCGTTACTGGACCTACTGGAGCAACTGGTGCAGCCTCAACGGTGACTGGACCTACAGGTCCGACTGGTCCTACGGGTGCTGACTCGTTCGTTACTGGACCAACGGGACCACAGGGGGTCACGGGTCCTACTGGTGCTACTGGTGCGCCATCTACAGTTACAGGACCTACAGGACCCACTGGCGCAGTAGGAGCCGCATCAACGGTGACAGGTCCAACAGGACCCACTGGTGCTGACTCGTTCGTTACAGGACCTACTGGACCTCTTGGACCTACAGGGGCAACAGGCGCAGCCAGCACCGTTACAGGTCCAACAGGACCCACTGGCGCAGTCGGTGCAGCAAGTACCGTTACGGGTCCGACTGGACCCACTGGGGCTGACTCCACCGTGACAGGTCCTACAGGTGCGCAAGGTGTCACGGGTCCTACAGGTCCTACTGGGGCGACTGGTGCTAACTCAACAGTGACTGGTCCTACTGGACCTACTGGAGCCACAGGTGCTGATTCGTTGGTGACTGGTCCGACAGGACCTACGGGCGCAGCAAGTACGGTGACAGGTCCTACTGGGGCTACAGGGGCTACAGGACCAACTGGTCCAGCAGTTAATTTAACTGGACCAATTACTTCTGTAGGTGCAGCCACAAGTATTGCTTCACAAACTGGTACTGGAACAACATTTGCAATGTCTGCTTCCCCTACTTTCACTGGGACCGTTACAGCAGCAGCACTGACCGCTACGGGTCTTGTTGGTTTAACTCTCGCCGCTGACGCAACCGCAAGAGTTAGGTTTGGGTGGGCATCTTCTGGTGCCAGCAGACCATCAACTCTTTATTCGGCAATGTTGGAAACAAACTCAGACAATGATGGTCTTGGCTTGTTTCAAGAAAACGGAAAAACTGTTCGCATATTGTTTGGTTCACCAGCAAATAATGTTTCTGGGTATGTTTCTTTTTTTACTAGCGCAACCGCTGCAAGTCGTGTATTAAACCTGTCTGCTAATGGTTCTGATTCTCAAATAACTTTGTTAAATAATGGCAATGTTGGTTTCGGCTACACAGCCCCTTCAGAAAAATTAGATATTTTTGGTAAAATAAAGTTGCGTGGTGCAGGACCCGACAGTGGCGTTTCTATTATCCCAACAGGATTTGGATACGACCCAGGCGGATACCGTGTTCTTCAAATAGGTGCTGCTAGTGGTAACGAAAGTGTTGCTATAGGTTACAACCCGTCAGTAAATGCCAATGGTGCGTTTACGGGAAACGGCACTGAAGTTATTTTTAGAGATGGTGCTAAATTCATAACCCCCAATGGTACAACTGATTGGTATATCCCTGTTTTGTCTTTGTATTCTGGTCGTGTTGGTATCGGAACAGGTACACCCGCAGTACAGTTTGAATTGTCTGGTTCAATCGGACAAAAAGCATCAGGAACAACATGGTCCAACCCATCAGACATAAGACTCAAAAATGTTTTAGGACCAGCAGACCTTCAAAGATGCTACGACGACATTAAAAACATGCCTTTAATGCGTTACACCTTAAAGTCTGAATGTTTCTCCCCCGAACAAGCGGCTGACAGAAGTATTCTTGGATGGATTGCAAACGATATTCAAAAAGTAATCCCCAAAGCAGTAACGGTTCAGCAGTTTAGTATGGTCAAAGTTGAAGATGGCGTTGAAGAAACTGAACAAACTTTTTACAATGAAGAAACTTCTCAAACAGAAACAAGAATTCTTACAAAACCAAAATACAAACAAGAAGTAATAGAAGATTGTTTAACTTTGGACCCAGACCAAGTTATGAAAGCCTTATATGGGACGGTTCAATTGTTGCAACAAAAAATTGAGTTGTTGGAGGACAAATTAAAATGACAAACAAATATGACAAATATCTAACCAGCGAACAAAAGGTTGCGGTAATTACACAAAAGTTGCAGCAGTTTGCGGCAGAGGCGTTTCAGCATGAACTTTCAAAGAAGGTGTTTGTGGCGATGGGGGATAGTTCTGGTGTGGAATTGTCTGAAAATTTAATTTTACAATTAGAGACTGCTATTTCTATTGGAGAAACAGAGTTGAATTCGTTTTCGTAACGGATGTTTGTACCAACAGAAGGGAATTATATGAAGATTGCTGTATACACAATCGCTCTCAACGAGGGAAAACATGTCCAGCAATGGGCTGACTCCTGCACCGATGCTGACTATCGCCTCATCCTAGACACAGGTTCAACAGACCAAACGACAACCCTCGCCCACCAACTCGGTATCCACACTGTCACTCGTGTTATCAGTCCGTGGAGGTTTGACACAGCCCGCAACATGGCACTGTCCATGCTCCCCAAAGACATTGACCTGTGCATTGCTTTAGACATGGATGAGCAACTGCAACCAGGCTGGCGTGAAGCACTAGAAACAATCCCTGCTGGTACGACCCGCCCACGCTATAAATACATCTGGTCATGGAACCCCGACGGGTCTGAAGGCTTGGTTTATGGTGGCGACAAAATCCACGCCAGACACGGCTACACATGGAAACACCCAGTCCACGAAGTCCTCAAACCCACCGACGGTGAAACCCAACACTGGGTAGACGGGCTACAAATCCACCACCATCCAGACTCCTCAAAGTCCCGCAGTCAATACCTGCCCCTACTCAAACTTGCTGTAGAAGAAGACCCTAGGGATGACCGCAACCAGTTCTACCTAGCCCGTGAGTTGTTCTTTCACGGGGACTATGCCTTAAGCCAGTATCATTTTGCACGGCATCTAGACATATCCACTTGGAACCCAGAGAGGGCAGCCAGCCATAGGTACCTAGCCAAGATGGTACCCCTTGTAGCCGACTACCACCTGTATCGTGCCATTTCTGAAGACCCAACCCGTCGTGAATCATGGGTTGCTTTAGCGATGTACTACCACGAGAAACGCAATTGGCTCGGAGTTAGAAACGCAGCATCCTCGGCTTTAGCAATCACCGAGAAACCTTTGGACTATCTTTGTGAAGCAGACGCTTGGGGTTGGCTACCACACGACCTAATGGCTATAGCCTGCCACCACCTCGGAGACACAGACGAAGCGTTCTACCACGGTGCTGAAGCGGTGGCGTTAAACCCAACAGATGAAAGACTTAAGACAAACCTGTCTCATTATCGGCTATGATTGCCTTGGCTGAACACAAGGAGTTTGCATGTCCACAGTTGGAACCGTAGTAGACCGTACCTTGCGCCAGTTAATGTCTGGCACGGTAGAGGAACGCAACAAAACAGTTGGTGCCTTGACTGCTACATCCACATCTGTTGTTTTCCAGTATGAACTTGGCGGTTTGCGTCAGGGCGGTGTTATTCAAATAGATAACGAACTGATGTATGTGTGGGAAGTTTCCCAAGGTTCCAAAACGGCAACAGTTGAACGGGCATGGAATGGCACTACTGCTGCTGCTCATGTTTCTGGTTCTGTGGCTATTGTTGACCCTAAGTTTCCTAGGGCACAGGTTGTTGAGGCAATCAACGCAGAGATAGACGACTTGTCTAGCCCTATGAATGGGCTGTACCAAATCAAATCATTAGAGTTAAACTACAACGGTACTTGGAACATGATTAACTTGCCAACTACAGACAAAATCATTGACCTTGTTTCTGTGACGGTGCGCTATATCGCTACTGACTACCCAAAGATTACCCGTTGCCGCCTCATCCGTGACCTACCAAATGATGACTTCAGTGCTGGCTATGCTATTCGTTTTGATGAGCAGGTTCGTGCTGGACGCATGATTGTGGTGTATAAAGCACCGTTCACCAATGTAACTACCGAGGCTCAGAACCTTCAGAACATTGCTGGGTTCCCAACCACCGCTGAAGACATTCTCATGATGGGTGCCCAGATTCGTTTGGTTTCTCCTCGTGAAGTAAAGCGTAACTTCACTGAGTCACAGGGTGACACTCGCCGTTCAGAAGAAGTACCTACAGGGTCAGTGTCTAGTTCTATTAACAACATTATCCGTATGCGCCGTGACCGTATCACTGCTGAAGCGGCACGACTTGCAAGGCAATACCCAACTTTTCTTAGCAGGGTTTAACTAATGGCGGTAACAACATTTACCCTGCCGTATTTTGGTACGCCACCGTATTTCTCTGGTATCAGTTCCGTTACGGATTTAGTTCCTAATGTTTTTCCTGTAGCCGTTGATGGTCGCCCGTACATGATTGACCAGAAATCAGGAAAATTTCAACGGGGTTATGAACAGCGTGTTCGTGACTCTACGGATGATTCCACCACCCCTGGTGAAGGTGCCATCAACCCTGGTGGTTTGTGGAGGCGTGGTCAGGACTCGTGGCATAGTGGTGCGGGGCAAACCTATGCGGATATGGATGAGTCTGCACCATATCGTTTTTATAAATCTAAAGGTGTGAACCCTTGGGGTAAAGGGCAGTTAAGTCTTTTGAATGCCACTAAGCGGTCTTTGGAATCTGCTAATACAAACTTGTTTACTTGTGTTGTTGAATCAGGTGGCACCCAGTACCTGTATGTAGCAGATGGCGGTGTTGTTAGGTTTTCTAGCGCACCTTTTACTTATATAACTTCAACAGTTACTAATGTTTCTGCATCAGCAGGGACAATTACTTATACAGCAGCGGCTCATGGTTTTACTGCTGGTCAAAAAGTTGACATCACTGGTATTGTCCCGACTGCATACAACCTTTCTGGTGCAACTATTGCTACGGTAGCGACAAATACTTTTACCATTACAAATGCTACCACTGGTTCTTTCGTATCTGGCGGGACAGCAGTTCAACGCCCCGTATGGACCGCTATTACAACAGGGTCGCCTACCACATTGCCAACAACTGCTATCACTGGTTTAGAAACCAACGGTCAGAATGTTTACATTGCGTGGACAAGTAACGACATTTGGTACACAACACCAGGTTCAACCACCGCCACATTCTTCTATCCAACATCAGGCACAGACGACCAAACTTATGACGCTTTTGGCTTTGCAAAAGGTCGTGGATTTGCAGCGGTAAACCAAGACCTCTACCAAATCGGTGTCGGCTCAGGCAGCCATACTATTTTCTTTGACAACCCTGACACAACATTCCGATGGGCAGGCGCAGCAGCAGGACAAAATGCTGTGTATGCAGCAGGACATGCAGGCAACAAAAGCATCATCTACAAAATAACTATCAAACAAGCAGACGGCGCACTTGATGTCCCAGTGGTATCACTTGAACTACCAGTCGGTGAAATAGTCACAGCCATCCACGGCTACCTAGGATTTATAGTTATAGGTTCAAACAAAGGTGTCCGTTTTTGCAGCACAGATGCACAATCAAATCTTGTCGCAGGTTCACTCATCCCCACCACTGGCGCAGTCAATGACTTCACATCAGAAGACCGATTCGTTTGGTTCACATACAGCAACTACGACGGAACCTCTACAGGTCTTGGTCGTCTAGACCTATCAGTATTCATCTCACCAAATACCCCCGCACATGCGACAGACCTCATGTATACCAGCACATCAGATGTTAAATCTGTAGCAACCATCAGCGGAAAACGCATCTTCACAATCTCTGGTGTAGGGGTCATCGTTGAAGACACAGCAAACCTTGTTGCTTCAGGAGAAATAGAAACAGGGACATGGCGTTGGGGTATCCCAGACCGCAAGTTCATCGCCAAAGTAGACACCCGTTCCACCCCACTTGTGGGTGCTATTACTTCATACTTGAAAATTGACGATGGGGATTATGATTCTGTTGGTCGGTGGGCTACCGTTAGTGACACCGAAAACTCTTTTAATGGTTCCGACTTTAAAACGATTGAAGCAGGGTTTAAGTTTGTATTAGAACGGTCTTCTTCAAACACTGCTGAAGGTCCGACCTTTACCCGTTGGATGGCTAGGGCATATGCCGCCCCGTTCCGTTCCCAGGTTTTCTCTGTCCCTCTCCTCTTACATAAGTCAGTAACTGTCAGGGGTAAAGAGTATTACTATGATGTTTACGGGGAACAAGCGTTCTTTGATGGGCTTATTGAATCGCCTCGTATCACCACCCTACAGATTGGTCCCTCTATTCATAGCGTTATCCTTGAGGATACGGTCTGGGAACCTGCAGATTCTACGGGTAACAGTTGGGCATTTGATGGGACGCTTGTAGTAACCTTTCGTTCGGTAGAGAACTAGGAGTTATTATATGCCAGTTAACGGTAAAAGTAGAAGGTCATATACAGGCTCAGCAGTACCCAACACGCTTGGTTCTCAACTTGAGGAGAACGCCACAACCATAAGTCTTCCTACTGCAATGGTCGGTTGGGCTAACGATGGGGTTCCTTTCTTTGTAGTGGTTGAACCTGGCACTGCTAAGGAAGAAAAAATTTGTGTCAAGTACAACACTTCAACAAGTCTTATTGTTGTGGACCCTGCTGACACTTCCGTATGGGCTGAAGATGTATTGGGTCGTGGTGTAGATAACACCAGTGACCAAGTACACAAAGCAGGTTCTGTTATTTATCCTGTGTTCACCTCTATTGAAGCAAACCAAGCAAACGAGTTGGTGTCTAAATACGCCAATGCTGGTTCTGTTGTGTATCAAGGTTCTGGTACACCAGGTACCTTTACTGAACTTGCTATTGGTACAGCCAGTCATGTCTTAAGAGTTAACTCTGGTGTCCCACAATGGGGACAGATTACTGCCGACGGTATCGGTACTGGTGCTGTTACTTCAGAAAAAATCCTTGACGGAACTATCGTATTGGGCGACCTTGCCGCAGCGTTGGTCACTTACCTTGTTCCTGTCGGTACCATTAATGCTTATGCTGGTGCTACTGCACCTAATGGTTGGCTTTTGTGCAACGGCACAAGCACCACTGGTTATACAGCGTTGGCTGACCTTGTTGGTGCTACAACCCCAGACCTTCGTGGTCATACGCTTGTAGGTAAATCATCATCAGCACCGTTTGATGGCGTATTACTAAGCAAGTTTGGTTCTACCACCAGCACCGCAGCGCATACCCATGATTTGGGAAGCCACACCCACGATTTCCCTCACCAACACGGTGGGACAACTGGTGTTAACAATGTAGACCATACGCATAATTACACTCAAACGGGTCAAAATGCTGCTCTTGTTGTAAACGCATCAGACACAACAGCGGATGTTGTAAACCAACCACTTGGTTCGGCAACAACAGGTCAATCAACAACGCACACACACGCTTTCACAACAAACATCAACTACCCAACATCAACCCTCACAGAAGGTCCTTCAACCAACACTTCAGGTGCATCATCGGCTTCCGCAACCCACGGCAATGTCCAGCCTTCAGCCCTCGTCAACTTCATCATCAAATACTAGGATAAGATACCAACCATGATTAAACTACAAACCCTCATCCTCCGAATCTTTGGGGTATTCGGCTCATCCGCACTCGCAGCCGTAGCAGGTGGCGCAATCTTCGGAGTTGAACTCTGGAAATCAGCAGCCATCGCAGGTGTAGTAGCCGCAGGTAAAGTAACTGAAGCCCTGCTTCGTTCATGGTCTGAAGACGGTACGCTTACTAAAGAAGAAGTTGCAGCAGCCTTCGGCAAAAAGGCGTAGCCGTTACGCCCTCGTAGGGGTTGTACTTTCCATTCTGTTTCTGTCATCTAGTGCTAGTGCAGAAAATCCAATCATCACTGGTATCACTGATTACTGGTTTGAATACACCGAGCCGACACAGTTTGAGGCACGGACATACATGGTTGACGGGCATCCGTCTGACCCTCAACTGTGGCTGTACGACGAGCAAGGTGTTTTACTTGTCAGCGTTGATGACCATTTCGGTTTACAGTCATACATTTCCAGAGAGGTGCAGCCTGGTCGGTACCGCCTGCGGGCGGGTACTTGCTGTTGGCAACCAGATATTTGGCGTGGAGGTAACGGCTGGAATGAACGGTATGAGTTGAGTTTCAATGGGGAACCAGCGAACACCACATCCACTACTGAGGAGCCGACAACTACTACATCGTCTACTACCACGACCTCTACTTCTACAACCTCTACAACTAGCACCACCACAACATCTACGACCACTACAACCAGCACGACCACTACAACCAGCACTACATCTACGACTAGTACGACATCTACAACCCTTGCACCAACGACCACAACAACGCTGCCACCAACAACAACCACGGTACGCCCAACGACAACAACCACATCGTCTACCACCACCACAACAGTAACGCCCACAACAACCACAGAGTTGCCAACAACCACCACATCTACTGTTCCCATTCCTCAAACAACTGTTGCTCCATTGCCTGTGCTAACCACGACAACGGTAACCATGCCAACAACTTCAACAAGTACATCTACTACCTCCACTACAACAACGACGACAACGCTACCACCAGTTGTTGTGCCTCCTGTCGTAAGTCCTGAACAAGCAGTGGCTCTGGCTACAAGTTCTGAAGCGTTGGCTACCATCACAGCCGAGGAAGCAACCCAAGTCTTTGACGCTCTGGTAGTTGATGACTTAAGTGAGGAGCAACTTACTGAACTGGTGTCAGCAGTCCAATCCGCACCCGTGTCTGTCAGAAAAAGTTTTGAATCATCAGTCAATGTATTCGGTGGGGCAGTAGACACCTATGTCCCCATCGGTTCAACGGTACCTGTCAGTACCCGTCGTGCCCTCATCGCCATCACAATCATGACCTCACTCATGGCTATCCCAACTAAACGAAAGTGATAAAGTACAACCCATGCGTAAATATCTAGGAGCCATCATCAGCCTCTCGCTGTGGTTAACCAGCACTGGACTTATGCTTATCACCCTGTCTGGGGATACGCTCAACAAGGCTCTATACATTAGTGCAGTTGCCTTCGCTATAAACATAATCGCTATTGCCGTTGGCATTGGCATAGACGAGGAATAAATCATGCGCAAATACACAGGCTCATCTGATGGGGTATCAAAGACAAACGCAGCCCGACCTGGCTTACTTAAGTTAGTAGATTTATGCGGGCGTAGATGGGGCTTCACCAACATGGGTACCTTTGCTAATCGCATGATGAACAACCCGAAGGCTGTAGCAGGTGACCCTAAGTGGTTGTCCGTCCACGCCACTGGTCGTGCCTGCGACCTCGGATATGCAGACCGCAAGGATGCAGTACAGGCATGGGACTGGTTCGTTCTGCATGCTGATGCGTTAGAGATTGAAGAAATCCACGACTACGCATACGATGCAAATGTTAAAGACAAAGTGCAGGGATGGGGCAGAGGCTACCGTTGCCAGCGTAAACCAGGCGAGAAACTTGTCAAGATTTATAATGATAAAGACAATGCTGGTTCAAGGGGTGGCAAGTGGTTGCATCTAGAAATTTCTCCTGCGATGGCTGACGACCCTGAACGCTTTGAAGTAGCGTGGCGTGCCTTGCCTAAGCCTGCATAATGGACATCGTTAGTGTTCTCGCTACAATTGCTGGGTCTATTGTTTCTATCGGCGTTATCTATCGTGGTGTTGTTAGACCAATTTTTCGGTGGGCACAACGACTAGATAAAGCAATCACTACTGTTGAGATGCACATGAAAAACAACGGTGGTGCTTCATTGCGTGATGCTATTGACCGCATAGAAAATCGTTTAACTATAGTTGAGGACTATGTAACGAAGCCTCGGTAGTGATAGTGTCTTAAGTCCTATGACTAACGAAACAATTGAAACACTCCTGTATTTTCTTTCTAAAATCCATGTGCAACCAGCACAACAAGACCAATTCTTCTGGGCTGTTAAACAGTTAGAAGCCTTACGCAATAAGCAAACCCAAGCAGCCTAAACCTCTACTATTATTAAGCCATGGCAAATACCCGTGACCTTTTTATGTGCCCGCAATGCGGAGAGATGTGGCTGTCAAGAACGGGACGGTACTGTGTTGAGTGCCGAGTGGAAGGTGAACCCCTTGATGACCCAACAGACGACTGAGTTCGCACCGCAAGAATACCCAGTCGCTCTCATCTACTGGGCTGATGCGTGTGGCGGTGATGCAGGCTGGCTCACACTTGACGAAGTAGAAGACGACGGCGAAGTGTTGGTACAATCAGTAGGCTTTCTTGTACCTGTTGGTGACGCTGGGGCTAAAGAAAACCATCTGACTTTACTGCAAACAATTCACGATGGTGAAGGTATCAACTTGTTTTATATCCCTGTTGCAATGGTCAGGAAAATTGTTTTACTAAACGCTTGACATTGACACACCCCACCTGTACTCTGTGACGCAACAACTGTTACACAGAGAAGGGGAAGTTAAATGACTTTCAATCGTTACCGTATCCACAAAGAACCACACGGTTCACAAGCATGGCTGAATCAGCGTTACATGGATGAGCAAGGCAACCGCCGAATCTCAGCCAGTGCAGCAGCCGCTATCTATGGCTTGCATCCTTTTGTAAAGAAAGACCATTATGCAGCCGAACAACTATCAGGTGTGGCACCTACACCTATCACCCCTAATGCGGCGATGGAGACAGGCAACCGCCTTGAAGACACCATCATCTCATGGGCTGGCGACAGGCTCGGTGTTGAGTTTGAAACACCAAAGGAACTGTTCTGTTATGACACAGACAACGGCTGTCATCTCATCTCTACTCTTGACGGATGGAACGAGGAGACACGCCACATCCTTGAGGTCAAGACCACGAGCCGTGAGTATTCAGGTACCTTGCCTGATTACTGGCGCATCCAAGGCATCACTCAATACATTTGTGCTGACGCTAAGCGTGTGACATGGGCTGTATTTGACAACACTCTGCGTCTCACATTGGTTGAGCAGGTCATCACCGAGGAAGAAGTTGCTGAACATATTGAAGCGGTGACCGAGTGGTTGAATAGTGTTGAGTTAGGCATGACACCAGCAGGTGTTAAGTGGTCTTATGAAACCATGCAGACTAGGTATCAGCGTCCCGTGTCACGCACGGTTGAGTTGCCTAGTGAAACTGCTGACTTAATACAGAGGTTGCGTCATGTACGCAATGAACTTGCATCGTACAAGCAGTTAGAAGATGAATTAAAAGCAGAGGTTTGCGAGTTGCTAGGTGACGCAGACACCGCTATATTGAATGGTGTCACGGTTGCGACATGGAAGGGACAGAAGCGGGAGTCATTTGATTCTAAAGCACTGCGCCTTGCCCATCCTGACCTTGCCAAACAATTTATTAAAGAAGTACAAACCCGTACATTTCTCTTGAAGGGAGAAAAATAATGGAAACAGAAAACACCAACGAACTACTAAAGGTACTGAGTAAGTACGCAGTGCCAGACCCGAAGATTGTAGGCAAACTACCCAAGGGTGGAACCCAACTTGACTTCGTAGGTCACGCAGACATCACCCGTATCCTTATTGAGATTGACCCACACTGGCGTTTAGTTCCTATCGCATGGGAGAACGGACGACCAGCAATGAACATCGTGAATGACATGGCAACCATGTGGTTTGAACTCACCCTGCTCGGCACGGCACGCCTCGCTATTGGGTCAGCCAAATCCAACGCCCCCGACCTAGACAAAGTTTTGTATGGAGATGCGTTACGCAACGGAGCCATGAGGTTCGGAATTTCACTCAATTTGTGGACAAAGAACGAATGGGAAGACCTAGACCACAACCCAGTCCCGTCTAAGCCACGCCCGTCAGCCCCCGCCAGTGCCCCTGAGCAGGCTCCTAAGCAGGCTAAACCCAAGACCCTAACCCCACTGTCACAGGCACAGATTGACCAGTTCAACACCGCCTGTGAAACCAAAGGCATAACGCCCCTAGCGGTAGCCCTCAACGCAGGCATCCCCGAAGGTACCCCTTGGATGGAGTCACACCTCCCAGCCCTACGGTCAGCCTTCAAAGAACTCGCATCATTCAAGGACGGCGAGTAATGGCTAACAAAAGAACAGTAGACCCCACCGCCAGTGAAGCATCAGCCCACATCATCGGCTTACGGGTAACACCATCACAGTTAGAACAGATTGCTTTCTTATGTAAGCAACGCAACACAAAGCGGTCACAATTATTCCGTGACTTAATCCGCCAGGAACTTGAAACAGAACTTGCTAAGTAATGTCCAGTTACGAAGAACTTCTTGACAACATGGAAGAACGAAACAAACTGTTGAGTGAACAACTTAAACAAACCAAAACAGAGGTACAGGAGTGGAGACGCATAGCCAATGCGTTAGCCCACGCCAGTGCCCTGTCAGTGGACAAGAACACACCACTGGTAGCGCACGAGCATTACCGCAAGTGGGAACATAAGAACAGGGCGTGGTGGGGTGTCTGATGAACGCATACATGGTCGCTCTACCTACCTAAAATACAAATGCCGATGCACTGTATGTGTCCATGACGCAAGAGAGTACCGTGTCAATAGAAAGAAGCCTGTCTTAATGCTTGACGGTGAACCGCTTATTGACAGGCTCAACCGAGACGGGCGCATTTTATCTGTCAATACCAGCACCACCCACAAGTGGAGAACTAGAGGGTTGAGTGTTTACTTAGCCGACAGGTGGGCAGTTAAACTTGGCTACCACCCTATTGAAATATGGGGCAACGATTTTTACAGAGGATGTAATGAGTAAAGCAAAACAAAAAGGAACCAAAGCCGAGACTGATGTAGTCCTATGGCTTAAGGCAGAAGGTTGGGTACACGCAGAGCGTCGTGCTTTGTCAGGCAATCTTGACAAGGGTGACATCAACATGGGTGCCCCAGTCGTTATAGAAGTTAAAGACCATAAGACAATTACCTTGTCTGAATGGATGAAAGAATTGAAGGTTGAGATGGCTAACGCCAATGTAACTATGGGTGCTGTCATTGCTAAAAAGCGTGGCACTATGCAGGTCGGGGACTGGTACGCAGTGATGCCTGCCTTTGTGTTTGCTGACTTACTTAAGGAAGCAGGATACTAATGAGTGACTACATACATAAGGACGATGCGTACGAATGGCTCCACGATAAGGAGATTGAGTTCGCAGAGCAAGACTTCGCCAAGGTACAAGCCGAGCGTGACCAGTTGAAACTTAAAGTGCTTGAACTATCAACCGAAGTTGAACGCCTATCAAGAGAGTTAGCAAGATGACAGATTTTTTTATGATGGTCATAATGGTCACCGCAGTTTTTATTTGTGGAATATTTTTTGGAGACCATTACCGTGACTGGTGATATGTCAATCGGAGGGTACGACCCTCGGTTTGATTTTAAAACTGACTTAAGTTACGGACATCAAGGTGAACAAAACCTTATTGACTTCTTCCATGCACTGAACGATGGCACTGTTGAAGTGAAGGCTGACCGTTACCGCAACGGACGCATGGCTGTGGAAACAGAGCAGCGACCTCACGGTGGGCAGTGGAAACCTTCTGGTATCAATGTGACACAGGCAAAGTGGTGGGCGTACAGGTTCGCACCTGACTCTTATGTTCTTGTATCGGTGGAACGCTTAAAGAACTATCTACGGTACAACTATGCGCTGTTGAACAAGCGTGACTTTGCTTCTGGCTCTGACAATCCAGCACGAGGGTTCTTGTTGTTCCCTCCACAGGTGCAGGATTTACAGACCAGTGAGTTATATGACTGCTAAACTATTCCAATCCGTTTAACACTTAAGACAGGAGAACTATGAACCCTAACTGACACATCACTTTACGAAAGGACAACCATGCGCAAACGCATCCTCACCTCTATCATCGCCCTATCCCTACTATCAGCGTCCCCAGTGCACGCATCCACAACGGACAAGCACACCCACCGTAAATATCACGGTCTTATGTCAGATTATTTCTACGACAGGCTCGCATCCTGCGAGACAGGCGGGAACTGGCAACACTCCACTCGCTCCTACACAGGAGGACTCGGCATAGCACGAGGCACATGGCAACGCTGGTCAAACAGCAGTAGCGCCAAAGGCAAAAGCCCCCGCTACCAAGTACAAGTGGCAGACAACATCGCATTCATGGGACACACCAAAGACGGAGTGTTCAAACATCCAGTAGGGGTGTTCGGTTGGGGCTGTGTCAAGAACACACCCGAACTACAAGCACTCATCTGTAAGTCAAAGAACCCAAAAGTATACCGCAAAAGGAGAAACTGCTAAGGTAAAAGTGACACGCATGGGGGTAAACCTGTGGACACAGCAACATACAGAGACAGCCAACGCTTCTGGCGCAAAGTAACCATCGGTTCACCTGACGAATGTTGGGAGTGGCAAGGGTCACGCCGAGGTGACAACTACGGACAACTGTATGTAGCCCACAAACACAGAGCAGCCCACCGCTTCTCATTCTTTCTAGCCAACTGTTACTACCCACCTGTCGTAAGACACAAGTGCGACAACAGGGTATGTGTCAATCCCCACCACCTACAAGGCGGGACACAGACAGACAACATGAGAGATGTAGTAGAGAGAGGCAGACACTTCTATGCAAACAAAACCCACTGCCCACGAGGACATGAATACAACCAAGAGAACACCTACCTCCGACCCAAGGGAAGCCGAGAGTGTCGGGCGTGTAGGAAAGAAAGAAAGAACACGCTGGTCTTGCACAAGTTGTAAGACATCAGTAACATTGTTTGTCGCAGTTAAGTATGCGCCAACACACACCTGCCTTAAGAAAGCAGGACGGATAACACCATTAAAGAAAGAAGAAGCGGAACCAAATGAGTAACCACATCACAATCAACGGCAAGGTAGGGCAAGAGCCTGAACTGCGCTACACCCAAGGAGGCATGGCAGTCTTAACATTCTCCGTTGCTGACACATACGGCAAAGATGACAAGAAGAAAACAACATGGCACAATGTCACCGTGTTCTCTAAACTTGCAGAGAATGTAGCCAACACCATTGCTAAAGGTTCAACTGTCATAGTCGTAGGTCGCTACGAACAAGACGAGTTCACCAAGAAAGATGGAACCAAAGGCAAGAGCCTGAAGTTAATCGCTGATGAAGTCGGTGCGTCATGTCGTTGGAACTCTTGGGTTCAAGACAACACCGAAGCAACGATGCAACAAATCGGACAGGTATTTCCTACCGCCTCACAGGTATCAGAAGACGAGTTCTTCTAATGTCTGACCCACTGTCAATGTCATTTGATATGTGGATGGAAGTTGGCTTAAGACAGGGGTGGGTAACACCACCTCTGTGCCACACCCACGATGGGCTACCCACCACACCTGATGAAGACCAAGCCTTTGAGGACGGTGACGACATCTGTATCCACATCTTGCGTCTCTATGCAAACCCACAAGAGAAAGCAGACTGTGAAGAAAACCACTCGCCAACGGTATGGCGCAATCCATTCCCCGAACTTAGACCCATACCCTGACCAGAAATCCTGCGACCATTGCGGGACAGTAGCCCGTGCGCTTACCGTGTGGGAACCTAAACAGATAGCCGACTGCGGTTGCGCTTGCCATTGGGCAAGACGACATGACTCAACGAAGAAGAAGAACAAGTGAAACGCTGGCAAGATGATGCGCATTGTAAAGGGTTAGATACCAACATCTTTTTTCCCGAAGTGTTTGGTGACCAACAGAACGGCATGATATGGGAGCAGGCTAAAAGAATCTGTCGTGCGTGCCCTGTCACCGATGAATGTCTTAAGTCCGAACTTGCCTTTGAGCAGGTGAGTGGCAGGCGCAACGGTATGTGGGGTGGGCTTACACCCAAGGAACGGGAGCAGTATGCCCGCAACCCCATGAACATACGCATGAAGAAGCCCTAGCCATCGGGAAGGGGAACCGACGACTAGGGCAAATCAAGTGTATCAGATTGGTTTTATCTGAGTTGCATTATTCTATACGACGACTTGTAATAAACCGAGCACATCGTTGCTGAATACTCTGCTGTCTTACGACTTGGGAATATCTCAGCCCTTGCCCGTGTTGGTGTCCACTTCCATACTTCATACGGGCAGTACCTAAAGTATTTGTATGGTGTCCCGCTATCACAGGTAGCCAACGCTATGACCCAGCGTTCCCTTGTCTGCTGTGGTTTGGCTTCGTGTTGCGGGTAGAACAGTCTTGTTAGTTTGCTCCACACTAGAACGGTTCGGCTGTCCAGTAGGTGAGGTCACGCCCCGTGCATACAGGACATAAGTCAGTAGGTGTGCCCACTTCAATGTCGTAAAACCAACCGTGCTTAAACTCTGCCACTCGTGCATCTGTTGGTGTGCCGTAGTAGGTGAGTGGTGATATGCCTTCGCACTTGTCGCATTGCAGCCTGATGATTGCGCTCATCGGTTGTACTCATTGACTGAACTAATCCAGCACCAGCCAGCCACACCCATGAGGATAAGGCTAAGAAGGAACGAGGACTCCAGCGTGAAGAACGAACCGAGACAGAACACGAAGCCAGAGAATGTCCGTGCCTTGTAGTTCATCTGGCGTGGTGCATGACCGAGCCTGTCTCTCACCGCTTGGGTGCGGGTGCGTATGTCTAGTGGTTTGTCCCATGATTTTACTGCGGGATGGTTAGGTGAATAGCGTTTCATTCTACTTCTTCCTTCTCCCACATCTGTGGGTGTGTAATGAATGTTCCTTCGTCTGTCATCTCGGTAGCGAATAGTTGTTTGGTTCCGATGTACTGAACGCCTTCCATGTGGCGTACTGCCTTGACGCAAGACTGAAAGATACTTACTGCCTCATCAAAGTTTTCCACATCGGTTAGTTCGTATGTTACCTGTGCTGTCACAATAATGTTCATGACTTAAGTCCTTCTGTATTGTCAAGTCGTTCAAGTGTGATTAAGTATCCATCTCCGATGTCATCGTTCATGTCTTTAATCATCGGGCTGAAGTGGTAAGTGATGAGTCCATCTACTGACCTATCTTCGGCGTGTTCAATGGTGATAAGTAACTGTGTCTTCATGACTTAAGACCTCACTTGCTTATTGACAATGGTCTTGAATGTTGAGGTGTCGGTGGTCATGAACCCAGTACCATCGTCAATCAACGGGTACACAGTCACGCTCATCTGTCCGTCACCTGCGTACAGGTTAAGGTCGTAGCCAGCGTGTGAGTTCCACTCGTCATGCTCTTGGTCTGCGTGGTGCCACTTCGGGTGCGTCATGCTGAACAGTAAAGCCCATGACTTGCCAAACATTTCTACGCTCTTAGGTATGTCAAATGTTTTCATGACTTAAGTCCTTTGTTCTTGTGCTTGGTTTCAATGGCTACTGCCACGCCCCAACGCTCGCTATCGCTGGCATCTTCCACATCACGCCAGTCATCATCTGACCAGTCTGTCGTGACGATGCGGATAAGTTTCTTTGCTGAACCATACGACCCATCTTCCGTGAAGTAATGTACTTCTCTATCTTTCATTTCGTATTCCCCTTCTAGGATTACCTACTGCTACACCCCTTCGGTGTTGCATGGTGGGTGGTCAGGACTTGCACCTGACTGTCTGCTAGTCACCCTGTCTGACTTAAGACTCAGCCTTTACTTATCACTTGCTGTGCTAAATCTCTAATGCTTTTATTGTGCTTGACTTGGCGAGCATACGCTTCGCTACCATCATCTTCTGTTAGATACATCCAGTTGCAAGCGTCTTTGTATGTGTCGTTGGCTATTGCCCTGACCCAGTTCATCTGCTCCCTCGTGAATGTAACCGTTACGGTATCTTCCATTGCTTCCCTTACTTTCTTCAAGTTGTTTAACTTGATATCTCAACTGTAACACAGTTCATGTTACTTGTCAAGTCTTTTCTTCGTGACTCTTGTCACACCATCAGACTTAAGTCAGGTCTTACGACTCGCTCTATCTGAACATCCTTGCACCCAACTTCAATCCAATCGGAAGCGACCACTAAAGCCTCGCTCCACAACAGATAGAAGTCATGCACCTGCACATCACCAACGGTCACCGTGTATTTCTGTGTGCTCATCAGCCGTACACAACCTCTCCGAGAAGAATGAACTGCACCACTTGGTCTGCGTTGATACAGTCCCAGTCGTTGAACGCACAGTCCAACCCGTGATACATACAAAGCAAAGCCTTAAGTGTTGTGTCATTAAGTCTGCCGTGTTCAGGTATCTGACTTAAGTCAAGGTCACCCTTGCCTACCTTCGTGATGAAGTCGGCAATGATTTCGCTGTCAATGTAGAGAGGCTTACCGAACTTAAGCCAAGCACCACCGTACCCATCAAAGCCTTTGGTTTCCATGCCGTACTCGGGGTCGTCCTGCCCCACCTCTTCTAAGTCCTCCTCCTCGTAGAGCGTGACGCTTGCGTGCGTCCCCATCTTGCCTAGTTCGTAGTCCTTGCCGTCGTTCGCCCACTTGTAGGTGCCGTTCGCTACCGCCCATGATGCGATACCGCATGACCCCCCTTCGTATGCGTCAATGAGAATAGAGCAAGCGTTGTCTATGAGTTGTTCCCGTGTTGCTAACATCTCACACCCCCACAATCTGTGTCATTGCTGACTTAAGTACCGAGATGAGGCGTTCCATCTGCGCTTTGTTGAAGTCAAGATGAATGTCACGGTGTCGCCATTGGTCGGTCAGTCTTTCCGTTTTGTCAAGCAACTCAAGATTGAACAATAGGTTCGCTAACTCGGCACGGGTGGCTACGAACTGTTCGTGCTCTTCGTTCTGTTTGTCTGCCTCACGCTGGTTCCGTTCTTGTGTCTCAATAAAATCGGCAAGCATACTTGCCTCTGTTTTCTCTGACTTAAGTACGAGGCGGGTAGGCATTGACTCAACACTCCCGTAGGTAACGAAGCACCGTTCTGCTATCGGGCGGGTATCGTAAATCCACTCGCCTTGTTCATCTTCAAGGTACTTGCTACCATCTTCTGTCTTAAGGTGGTTTTCTCGGTTGAAGTACACGCCTTTAACTCTGACATAAGACTTGTCATGAGCCATGCCTATCACTTGGTACCATCTCGGGTACTCGCTGTACTTGCCCGCAACCATGTTGCCATTGGTGAATATCGCTTGCGGATTGCTCACAATAATCTCTAGTATGTCTTGTCTTTTCATTTTACTAATCCCCTTCTAGGATTTGTCTACTGCTTCGGCACTTTGCCTTGGCATGGTGAGCGGGTAGGACTTGCACCTATCTGTCTGCTGGTCGCTCGTTGTATGTATTTATTTAATCAAATGTTTAACGCTATGTCAAGGGTATTCGGTGTGAACTTTGTCACACTCCTGTCTTAAGACCCGCCAACTCCTCGCTCGTGTAGAGAATGAGACTGCGCAAGTCTGTCGCCAGTCGGGTACGGCTACCATGTAGGTCTACCTCTACTTCTAAGTCTGCCTCTAACATTCTTAGGTACGCCTCTAGTTCTTCTCTCATGACTTAAGACCTACCGAACTACCCGATACCCACCGTGAGCCTGACCCTGCGACAGGGGAGACGAGGTAATCCACCGCCCCCCAGCGCAATCGGCTGTCGGTAATCGTGACCTCGTACTTAAGACCTGACCCGTCCTCCCACTCGGCTACCTTCCCGATGTTCTTGATTAGTTCTAATGTTGTCATGACTTAAGTCCTTCCCTGATTGTGTTCATGATTCCGTCGGCGTGTCCTCGTGTCCACTCCCACGCTATGTTGTCGTCCTCGTTTGCGATTATCCCGCACACCTTCCGCCTAATAGCCGAGCAGATAGCCTTTGCTAGTGATGCGTCCCAAGTAGGAGCCTCACACGACTGGTACTCATAGCCTCGTAACGAGTGGAGCACTTGACCCCACGAGATGACGGGACCACCGAGATAGGGAGCGATGCCGTTGCCGTTGTAGCGGTACGCTTCGCACGGTGTCGCCTCCTGATAGCGATAGTTCACGCTGTCATAGTTTGCTGTCTTAAGTATGGAGCCGAGCCTGTCTGCGTCCTCGTGCTGGTTGAAGTAGTGCCACTCACCATCTCGGAAGATGCCGAGTCTGTCGTCTCGTGTGCCTCGTAGTCCTACTGCTACGAGTAGGTCTATGGTGTCGTCACCTAATATGTATGCGCTCATGACTTAAGTCCTGCTTCTGCCATTGTGCGCCACATCTGTGCGATGTCTCCCGCTTGCTCCTCGGTGAGGCATGGGATAGTGAATGTGTGACTGTCGGAACTGTCACCTGTTGGACTCGCTACCCATATCTCTACGGTGGTGCCCCATAGCATGACTGCTACGATGCGCCCTTTCTTGTGTGTGTGAAAATGTGTTTCCATGTTGTCCCCCTTGGGATTATGTAGAGCCTTAGTGCTCCCTAGAAAGTTCGTGTCGTAAGACATGAACCCTCTAGGCAACACCTCCCCCGTAGGGGAGGGGCTACCTCTGTCTTAAGTCCTTACTCGGCTACCGTGAAATCCTCCTCGCATGCTCGGCACGCACCCACGAATGGGAGGTCTTTGCGACTGACTCGCACCGAGTGACCACAGGCGCAGGACGCCTTGAGGAGGTTCTTGTTCCGTCCCTTGGGAGCCGAGCCACCGCCGAACATTCCACCGAAGCCACCTATTGAGATGCCTCCACCCTGTCCAACTTTGGTGCCTGAGACCACCGCAATAGCCTCCTCTAGTTTCGTGATGCAATCCGCCCATCGTGTGGCGCATTCGTCCGATACCTCGGTGTGGCTCCAGCCGATTGACTCGGAGACCTTGGTGATGGTGAGACCGAACACTCGTTCGGCTGTCGCTTGGAACTTCTTGTTGTGTCGTCCGTTGCTGTCCACATCTCGGATACCTTGGACGATGTTGTAGGCGTGGGCTGTTTCGTGGGCTGTCGTGCCGAACACCGCCCGAGCACCTCGGCGCAAGTTCTCACCCGAGACCATTATCTCATGGAATCCCTTTTCGGTTGTCTTGGTTGGTGTTAGTCCCATTGAGATAGCCCACCCTGCATATGGGTAGTCCCCGTCTAATTCTTCTTGCTCCTGTGCCCATGTTGGACGCACCGAGATGTGACCCCATGCTCGGGCGGAGCGTTGAACGGTGAACACAGCGGGAGGCAATGCCACCCCCTCTGTCGTAAGTACGGACTCGGCGAGGATGTCGTACACCTCGTGAAGTGCGGTGATGACAGGCGCAAGAGTCGCATCCTGTGTGGTGGTTAGTGTGTCCATGATTCCCCCTCGGGATTATGTAGCGGAGCGGGTGCCCCACTTGATATGTACAACGGTACACGATGGAGACCCCATCCCCACCATCGTAGAGTGTGACATTTGTCACAATTCATTTGTAGTGTGCAAGTAATTATCTATTTCGTCATGACGATATTTTCATGACCTACCATAGCCAGAGGGGGGTTACTC